TGAGTTCCGAGCGCTGAACATTGAAGTTCCCACAATAGCAGAGAAAAGCACAGAAATATTTGAAACGTTTTTGGAGGATTTAACTGATGATGAAGGAAGAGAAGCACCTAAAGGGCCTTTTAACAGGTAAAGGTGGATTAGATTCAAGACACTTAGAGAATATATTCAAACAATGTAGACAAGATAAGAGCAAAATGCGTAAATTAGTAAGAGCATTCTGTTCTGCCTATTTGTTGGACGCAAATCAGAGACCTCTTAAATTAAGACCTTTACAAGAGACTATTATCCTCGAATCTTTAATAGAAAGAAATGATGATAAACAAACTAAACTAGCTATATTAGCTCCACGAGGCAGTGGTAAATCTTACGCTCTTTCTGTAGCTGTATGTATCTACATGTTCTTTAATCGTTTCAGGGACTTGGTTTTTATCTTAGCTCCTACGGAAGACCAAGCAGCTCTTATCTTTAATTACGTATATAGACATTTTGCTGATAATGCATTCCTCAATGGATTAGTAGCTAATTATAGATTTCATAATAAGCCCAACATAACACTTAAGGGGGGCACAATAATGCGAAGAGCTCCATTAGCACCTACTAATCAAGGACAGGCTATACGGGGCCAACACCCTACCTTCTTAGTAGTCGATGAGTCTCCCCTCATTGACGATAAACTATTTATTGATAATGTAGAACCAGCGATAGTGTCTAATAAGGCTCCATTCATTAATTTAGGTACCCCCAAATCAAAAGATAATCACATGTATCGCTATTTGTATGATGATGCTTATGCAGATACATTCAAAAGACTCCACTTTACGTGGAGAGACGCAACAAAGCAGGGAGAAGCATATTCAGCACCCTATACTGAAGAGGAAATGCTTGATAAGATGACGGAATGGGGAGAAGATTCCATTTATTGGAGGACTGAATATGAATGTGAGTTCGTAGAGTCGGTAGCGAACGTATTTACTGCCGAAAAGATAAAGGCATGCTACGATGACTACTTACTCAACCCCCTTGATGGGGTTGCGGGAGAAGGTAACATTACAGTTGGGGTTGATATCGGTAAATCCGTTAATTCTACAGTTATTAGTGCTTGGTCACTCGAAAAAACCGACGAAGAGAACATTGCACGACTAATTTACATTGAAGAAATCAATGCTAGGACGGGAGGGCACGATATACCTTACCAACGGCGCCGTATTATGGATGTAGTCGAAAGATTAGGTGCTAATAGGCTTATTGTCGACTGTACGGGTATTGGAGGAGCTGTAGAACACGACTTGCGCTTAGCATCTCTAGAGGTTGGAGTTCATTTTGTACCTTTCGTCTTTACTGGAGGACCTAAAGGCACTAAAACACAAATGTATAGAGATTATCAATCTTTTATACAGCAAGGAAGGGTCAAAGTACCCAATCCCGCGGGTTTGGTGGGGGATGAAGCAAAGATGATACATAAATGGACACGGGAACACATGGATTTGGAATATACCATGGATATAGCTAATAAGACCGAGAAGATATCAGCACCCAGCGGAAGACATGACGATTATTGTGATAGTACAGCTATGGCTCTTCATGCTACACTTAGTATGCTACCCATGACTGGTAATTTCGGAAAAAGTATAATATCTACCCCCATCAACAAAACTTCAAGTATAGGACGCCCTCAATATTCTGGACCGACTCCATTATTTGCTACTACACGCCGCAAAATGCCATTAAACAAGGAAACACTAAGGGGAATGTAACAAAAACTTTATATACTCATTATGATTAGTTATTTAAAGCCATGTCGTTCGTAGACAATATTAGACGCCGTTTTGCTGTCACTGGCAGTAATCCTTCGTACAAAGAAGACGACCCTCGCAGTTTTGGTGCGGGTGTTATAAAACGATTAAAAATCAATAAAGGTTTTGCTGGATTTAATCAAATTAAGGACTATGAGCCCCATCTTGGGAAGAATAGAACTTATATGAATGTATATCTATCCGACCCTATTATACGCACTCTCATTGATTTACCATGTCTTTATGCTGTTAAAGATAACTTTGATATAGTAACAGAAAAGGATGATGTACGCGATGAAGTCGAAGAAATGTTTAGAGACATCAATATAGAGAATGTTCTATATGGATGGCTTAGGAATGCTCGTATTTTTGGAACAGGTTACCTTGAATGGACTGGAGATAATCTAGTCTTAAGGTCAAGCCAGAATATGTTTGTAAAGAGAAACGAGCACGGCCAGATAGAATACTACTATCAAAAAGTAGGAGACGATAAGGAAAACGTGCGCTTCGAGGAAGATGAAATAATAGAACTCAAGAATAATACCTTTGATGACTATGCATATGGACTTTCAGATATACACCCTATTTTATATCTCGTGGATTTGAAGGATTATGCCGAGAGGGATATAGGGGCAGCATTAAATAAATATGCATCTAGTCGCTTCGATGTAAGTGCTGGATTGCCCGATATGCCTTATGGCCCCGATAAGATAAACGAGATAGTAGATGCATTTAATTCTTTAGCTCCCGGTGAAGATATTATCCACGGAAACGACATAATAATTAAAGAATTACAAGGTACACAGCGAGCCTTCGAATATGGAAAATATACTGATGATATACTGGCTAAGATTCACATGGCTCTTAAAGTACCTATGACAATGTGGTCGGACCCTGAAAAGGCTCGACCCATTTTTGAACCATATGTGCGATATCTCCAATCTTTGGTAGAAGGAGCACTCAATGCACAGTTGATGCCTCAATTAGAAAAGGGCGAAGCTAAGTTTAAGTTTAGACAAATTAATGTTGAAGACGCATTCACTAAAGCTAAGACGGATATGATATATCTGTCCGAAGGGGTATTATCACCCGGTGAAGTCAGAGAAGAGCGTGGTCTTGACCCTGAAGGAGTTACAGAATTGGATATGGAAACTTCTGAGGATATCAAGGCATCTCCTATCAAGAAAGAACAGAGTGATAAGAATGCCAACATTTCTGGTGGTAAGAAGACAGATAAGAAAGAGGAATCTGCCAGAGCACAGAACAGGGGCAATAAGCCCTCCGCAAACGCAACAGGTGATAGAGCATGACGTATCAGAAATGTATGACATCAGTTAAGACTACACTTAAGAAGAGGGGTTTTGATAACTCCGAGGAGATTGCAGCTGGCATGTGTAGCATGTGGGCGCAAGAAAATGGCGTAGAGCGGGAATTTGCAGAGAACAAAACTATTGAGCCGGTTCAAAGGTCATTTGCACTTTCTTTAGGAGAGAGTGACGACATGACATTTACCAGCGACGAAGGAATTGATTCTGTATCATTTCCGGTAATCGCTATTACTTCCGGACCTCATGAGTATGAGGAAGACGGAAAGCAACATAAGGTTTATATAGAGGGAGGTACTTTAAAAGATAATATAGAAGCTTTTAAGGAGCTTCCAATGTATATTGACCATCAGAGAACGACTGAGGATTTAATCGGCATGGCAACTAATCCTGAGTTAATCAAGATGGATAATGGAAAGACCGCAATCAAGATGCTGGCAACGGTATCTAATAAATATGGTCGTGGTCAAGAAGTGATGAATAAGGTCAAGGACGGGGACATGACTCATGTTAGTATCGACTGGTTTTCCAATGATATAGACGTGATGGGTGACACATTTGCCACCAAGATTCGTCCCACAGAGGTAAGTTTCATTGACAATGAAAAAATGGAACCCGTCTGTAAAGAATGTACTATAGAAAAGGAATGTGGATTGCATGCACCTGAAGACGACCACGACTGTGGTTGTGGTGGTAAAGAAGGAGCATGTGAATGTGAAGACGGGAAAACAGAGGTAAATATGTCTGAAGAAACAAAAGATACATCTGTAAAATCCGACGCAGAGACCATTGTCGAACGCGAGTTCGCTTCTCTACGGGCGCAGTTAAACGAAGTTGAAACTTCAAAAGAGGAACTTGAATCCAAGTATGCATCTGCTTTGAAAGAAATCGAAGCATTTAAAGACGCAGACGAGAAGAGAGTTGCTAAAGAAGAAGCACAAC